TTGAACGATTGCAGGTCGATGGTGAACCAAGCGATACCATCGGCCCCAGCGACGCAGTACGTCGCGTCTTCGGGTTCGCAGTCGTCCCCCTCCCAGTCGAACCAGTGGGTGACGGGAACTACGAACAGGTTCGTGAGGACGGCAACGCCGCGGGCGCGGTGGATGGCGAGGATATCGAGAGGAACGGGGTCGCCGTTCTCATCGGTGACAGCAACAACGTGGGAGTCTTCATCAGTCATCGGCTTTCCCTTCGATTACCTGCGGGGTAACGTCCCGCTCGATCTTGACCTTCTGGTCGTCACCAAGGTTGATGGTGACGGAGAAGCGCTCCCCGGTGACGCCGGCGTCGGTCCCGGTAACCCCGATACCCGCGAACCGTGACACGGTCTTGAGGACTTCCGTCTTCGCGGCGAGGTTCTCCCGATTGTCGTGGGCACGTGCGAAAAATTCGGGCAGGGCCTCCTCTACGAAAGCCAGCGACTTGATCCGGACCCGCTCCGCAGTGTTCGTCGCGGATTGCCACTCCTCCGTTGATTTCCGGAGGTAATCCAAGAACTTGGGGGCTGTCGAAATCTTCTGCCATTCGCGCCGCGAGACGTTGTGCGACTTCAGGATATCATCGAGTTCGCGCATATCCATCGCGATCTCGCGGGCCAGACGAAGCAATTTGAGGTCGTTGTAGCTGGATTCCGGCAGGGCCAGTTCGTCCATGACGAGGGTCTCCGGCGCTTGTTGTTGCAATCACCCCCATACATACGCTACAAATCGGTACGACGTCGAGAGCGAGATAATCTCATGGTAGAAGCACTGGGCGCGGTCCTGCGCGTTGTCGGTCCGCAGGAACTCAACGAGATGACCGACCGCGACGACCGCCGCAAGGCGGCCATCGAGGATGCGGCGGCTCGCCCAACGCCCGATGTCGACAATCTGGCGGCCTTTATCCGCGGCGAACTGGAGTCGTTTCGCCGGCACAGGAACAGCGGATCGGGGTGGTCCGAGCGTCTGCTGCACGCTCTTCGCACGTTCAACGGCGAGTACAGCGGCGACAAGCTGCGGGAGATCGAGAAATTCGGGGGATCGACGGCATACGCGCGCATCGTGGCCATGAAGTGCCGCGGCGCAAGTTCGCTGCTGCGCGACGTGTACCTCTCCCCCGACCGCCCTTGGGGCCTCGACGCCTCTGACGATCCGGAGATTCCGGACGAAATCATGCGGTCGATCAACGAGCTGGTGAACGCGGAGATTCAGACGCAGTCAATGGCGGGGCAGGAGACGCCCATTGACGCGATTCGCGACCGCACCATGCAGCTGACTGAAAACGCCCGCCAAGCGGCCAAGAAGAACGCGGAAAAGCGGGCGCGAGTTGCCGAGGACAAGCTCGACGAACTGCTGAAGGAAGGCGGGTTCTACAAGGCCCTGACCGAGTTCATCACGGACCTGCCACTGTTCCCGTTTGCGGTCATCAAGGGGCCGGTCGTGCGCATCCTGCCGACAGTTACTTGGGAAGGTAACCAAGCGGTCATCAAACAGAAGCCCAAGCTGACATGGGCGCGAATCTCGCCGTTCGACGTCTGGTGGACGCCCGGCGTGTCGGACATCGAAGATGCCGCCGTGATCGAGCGGACGCGCTTGACCCGCCAAGACCTGAACGACCTGCTCGATCTGCCGGGATATGACAGCGAGGCGATCCGGGAAATTCTCGATGAGTACGGCCGCGGCGGTCTGGTCGATTCGGTGGATACGACGGACAGCGAACGTGCCGAGCATGAGTCACGCGAGAATCCGAACACGAACACTTCCGGGCTGATCGACTGCTACGAGTACACCGGCAACGTGCAGGGGCGGCTGCTCCTCGAACACGGGATGGACGAGGAACTCATAGAAGACCCGATCCGTGACTACTACGTGCAGGCGTGGATGATTGGCCGGCACATCATCAAGGTGCAGCTCGCCCCCAGCCCGCGCAAGCGCCACCCCTACTACATCACATCGTTCGAGAAGGTGCCCGGCACCCCGGTAGGTAACGGCTTGCCGGACATTCTCGCTGACATCCAAGAGGCGGGCAACGCCACGCTGCGGTCGCTCATCAACAACTTGTCCATCGCGTCCGGACCTCAAGTCGTCGTGAACGACGACCGCATCGCCAGTGACGAAGATGGCGAGTCCCTCTACCCGTGGAAGCGCTGGCATACGGTCTCCGATCCGATGGGGCAGAACAACGCGCCCCCGGTCGACTTCTTCCAGCCGAACTCGAACGCGCAGGAGCTTCTGGGGGTCTACAAGAGTTTCGTGGACATGGCCGACGAACTGTCGGCGATCCCGAAGTACCTGTCCGGCGCTGGCACAACGTCCGGTGCCGGCCGTACAGCGTCGGGCCTTGCGATGCTCATGGGCAACGCATCGAAGATTCTCCAGACGGTGGCGGCGAACATCGACCGCGATGTGCTGGAGCCGCTTCTCTCGGCGCTGTTCGATATGATTATGCTGACTCAGAAGGAAGGCGTTCTGAACGGCGACGAGAAGGTTCGCGTCATGGGCGTCTCGGTAGCGGTCCAGAAGGAAACCCAGCGTGCACGCCAGTTGGAGTTCCTCGCGGTCACGGCGAACCCCATCGACGCGCAGATCGTTGGCCCGAAAGGCCGCGCTGCGATCCTGCGGGAAGTTTCGCAGACCATCGGCATGCCGGGGTCGCAGATCGTCCCGACCGAAGACGAACTCGAAGCCATGCAGAAGCAGTCGCAGATGCTGGCGCAGGCGCAGGGTGTCCCCGGCGCTGCCGGACTTGGCGAGCAAGCCAGTCAGGCGCAGGGGGATCAGGCAAGTCCCATGAACCAAGACATGGGTCCGAGGACGAACATCAACGGCGGAGTAGGCTGATGAAAAAAGGCAACCGGTCGGCAAACCTTATGCCGCATTACAAAGACGGTGGCGCTGTCGAGAAGAAAGTCAAAGCGCGCCGTGAACCGGGCGGTGTTCAGCAGTGGACGCGCGCCGGCGTCACTGGTGATGATATTGAGGACCGCGCCAAGAACTCAGACGAAAAAACCAGACTCGCTGCGGCTCGCGCTGCCGGCACCGAGGACGCAAGAAAGTCTATCGCTAACGCCAAAGGCAGGGTTCCGCGCACCAACAAGCGGCTGGCTGAAAGCCACCACGCTGATGGCAAGCCGGCGCTGGTTGTGTCTCGCAGGGGCAAGCCGCGGGGTGGCAAGTGACCCAAAAAATCCGGCAGATGCGTGGCCCCGGCATGAACAAGGGTCAGAAGCGCCCCCGACTTGCCAAGTTCCCGAACCCGGATGTCGAGGCCAAGTCGAAGAAGGTTTCTCAGGCGTCTGCGCCTGAGGAGACGACGGAGCGGGTGCCGTCTTCCTATTTGTCGGATACTCTGGTACCGTCCACCCGCACTCGCCAAGCCCCCCGCAGCGGCGGCAAGGTAACTTCAACCAAGACAGCATGAGGTCTGTTATGAAAACCATGTCGAAAAAGTCCGTCGCTGGGCACACCGGTGGCGGCAAGAAGATGGCCGGCAAGTCTGGCGCTGCCACTGCCGAAGGCGGGAAAGTTTCCGTCGGCGGTCGTAAGGGCAACAACTCGTTCTCTCCCGACACCGGCGGCAAGAAGATGGCCGGCAAGTCCGGCGCGATGCCGGCGAAACCCTGCTGAGGTGACCGATGACCTACGATCCGAAAACTGATCTCGACTCCGGCGACTTCGGCGGCTACGTCCGGAAGGCCCACTCGGTCTCCGGCGCGCTGACTGCGAGCGATACCAGCGTGCAGGCTACCGCGACCCCCCTGCCGGCGACGTTCAACCGCATCACCACCTGCGCGTCTGCCGGGGACAGTGTACTGCTGCCGCCCGCCGCCGCTGGCGCGATGGTTGTCGTCACGAACGCTGGCGCTGCATCCGCTGACGTTTTCCCCCAGTCGGGCGAGGCGATCAACGACGGTGCGGCGGACGCCGCCGTGGCCGTGGCCGCAGACGCGACGACCATGTTCGTCTGCACTGTTGCAGGTACTTGGAACACCATCTCCTGATGAAAGCCGAGGACCGGCTGCAACTTTCGGCGATTTACCTCGCCCGTCGCGCGCCCAGAGAGTGGCAAGACTTTCTGGACGCGCTTTCCGTCTATGCTACCCAGCAGAAAGACAACCTCACCCAGTCCCCCCTCGATGCGCTTCAGGTGAACCAAGGCCGCGCCCAGAACGCCGCCAGAGTCCATAAGCTCCTCACCGAGGCCCTTCAGAGCGCGGACAAATTAGAGAGCAAAATCAGATGAAAGAGCAGACACTTCCCGATGACCCGAACGTCAAGATGCCCGCCGCCGTCAAGGCCGCGGCCGCCCGTTCGCAGGAAATCTACAACGCCATGAAGGACCAACCGTCCGAGGGCGAGCAGGAAGGCGAGCAGGAAG